AACTACGAAAAGTATGCCATGAAATGCAATGAATTCCATACAATCAAAGGCATGCCCAACCATGTCAAATCGGCATACTATTACAATATTCTTTTGGAGAAAGAAAACATTTCCAACAAATACGAAAAGATTCAAAGTGGAGACAAGATCAAAGTTTTTTATCTGAAGAAGCCCAACAAATTCGGAATTGATTCAATCGCCTTCAAATATTATTATCCCGAAGAATTCAAAGGATTGTTTGAACCGGATTATGAAAGAATGTTTGAGAAGGTGATATTTGCTCCTGTCCAGAAATTTTTTGAGGCGGTGGATTGGGTTCCCCAAAAGCCCAATGAAATGACAACTTGCAATATTTTGGAATTATTTGGGGGAGAATAGTTGACTTTTTCAGTATATGGTTTAAATTATTATCTATGAGTCAAAATATTAAAGTTTTTATCGATCATGTCGGCCATACCATTGTTGGAGAAATTGTTTCCTCTGACAAAAAGCTGGAAGTCAAAAACCCCGCTATTCTTATTTCTGCCCCGAATAATACTGGCCAACTCACGGTTCAGCTTGTTCCCGTTTTCTTCAAGGAATTTCTTAAGGGTGACAAGCGTGATGCTGGTGTTGTCTTCAATTATCCAGTGGACAAGATTGTAACATCTGAGGCAGAATTGGATGAACGTCTTCTTGAACAATATATCAATATGTTCAAGCCAGCCCAAAAGGTTGAGAACAAGGAAACTCCGGTGATTAAATTGTTCGATGAGGAAGAGGCCCAAGATAAAAAATAATTTCATTGTTGTTTATTCATAGCATAAAAAATATCCGCAAGAGTTTGACTTTTGCGGATATTTTGTTATAGTTGTTTCATGCCTAGAACTAAAAAAGAAAATACTGAAGTAAACGAAGATATTGCCTCATTGGAAGATGCAATGAGTATTCTGGATGATATGAATCCAGAGGCATCATTCTTGAATGAAAATGCATTGTCAAATGTAAAAGAATGGATTGATACGGGTTCAATGGCCCTGAATGCTATTATTTCTGGATCCCTTTATAAGGGTGTCCCCATGGGAAGAATTACAGGATTTGCTGGTCCCAGTGGATGTGGCAAGACTCTTATTCTGAATAAAATTGCCGCTAATGCCCAAAAGAAAGGCATTCATGTAATCTACTTTGATACCGAATCTGCCTTGGACAATGAGACTGCAGAAAGATTGGGATGCGATACAAAGAGAATCAAGCACTGCCCAATTGAAATCATTGAAGATTGTCGTAACCAAATTGTGAAGTTTCTCAAGAATGTTGCAGAAAAAAACATGCAAGGTAAGTTCCTTATTATTATAGATTCTTTGGGAAATCTTATTTCCAGCAGAGAGGCAAAGGTTATTGAAGATCAAAAAGATTCTGCAGACATGGGATCAAAAGCCGTTGCCTACAAGAGCATGTTAAGAGCAATCACACATGCAGCATCAAAGGCCAACTGTGCTGTTCTTTTTTCCAATCATACTTATGAAAATCCCGCTTCTCTTTATCCAACATTGGTCAAGAGTCAGGCTGGTGGATCTGGACCGCTTTATATGTCCAGCGTCTTGGTCCAAATGTCAACCAAGCAAGAAAAAGCATCCAAGCTGGATAACAAGAATGCCGTAGAGGAATCTACGGGTATTTCTAAAGATATCAATGGTCTTACTCTAAGATGTGTAACGACCAAGAATCGATTTGTCACACCCTTTCTTGAGACAGAACTTTATCTGAATTTCAGGACAGGTCTGGCCAAATATTCTGGACTTTTGGAAATGGCAGAAGCATATGGTGTGCTTGAGAAAAGCGGTCATCGTTATGTGTTCAATGGAGAAAATATCGGATTCTACAAAGAGTTCAGAGATAATGAAGAAATCTGGTCGAAGATCACCCCTCCTTTGGACAAGGAACTTCAGGCTAAACTTTCTTTCAATAACGAAAATGCAGGTTAAGTTGGTATCTGTCACAGAACCCAAAGTTGATTCTGTAATTGCCACTGCAGAAGATCTGATTGTTTATTGTGCAAGGGTTTCCAACCCTTCCAATCAATTGAATGTCCAGACTGCACCCAAACTTATCAAATACTTGATCGAACATTCGCACTGGAGTCCAATGGAGATGGCATCCATGTGTATAGAAATCAAGACAAGCAGGGCTATTGCTGCTCAAATTTTAAGACATCGTTCATTTAGTTTCCAAGAATTTAGTCAACGTTATTCAACAGCAACAGAATTAGAAAGAATTGAGTTAAGAAAACAAGGTAAAACAAATCGTCAAGTTGGAGATGAACCCTTAAGCATATCTGAACACATAGAAATTTTTGAAGACATTGATCATTTACAACATCAAAGTATAAAGGTCTATGAAAAATTGATTAATAAAGGTATTGCCAAAGAATGTGCTAGAATGGTATTACCTTTAAACACTCGAACAACTATCTATATGACAGGTTCATTGAGATCCTGGATACATTATATAAAAATTAGAAATACAAAAGAAACTCAAAAAGAACATAGATTAATAGCTGAAAATATATATAAAATATTAATAAAAGAATTTCCAAATGTATTTGAAGCGTTGAAAGATTGTAATGAGTAGTTATAATAAGATATGAGTGCTAAAAAGAAAATCGTAGTTACTGTATCTGGCGGCATGGATAGTGCAGTATTACTATATATGGCGGTTAAAAAAGTAGGTAAGGATAATGTCTACCCATTATTTTTTAATTATAATCAAAGACATATAAGAGAGTTGGGTTGTGCGCGTGGGCTTGTTATGAATTTACTTGATCGGGAATTAAAAGAGGTGGATGTTTCCTTTATTCGTGATCTAGCCCCTACAAGTTCACTTACGAATGATGAGATAGAGACACCTAAGGTAGATGAAGTTATGGGTGAAGCTCAACCTAAATCATATGTACCTTTTAGAAACTTAATGTTCTTAAGTATTTGCTCTTCATATGCAGAGGGGGTCGGTGCTAGAGAGGTGTGGTACGGTGCAACACAGATAGATAGTTTGGCAGGGTATTGGGATGCCGAAGAAGGTTTCGTTAAAAAGGTAAACCAGGTTATAAAGCTTAATAGAGAAAATAAAATAAAGGTGACAGCTCCTTTACTTAAAATGAATAAAGCTGATATAATTCTTAAGGGTATTGAACTTGGTGTACCTTTTGATATGACGTACACTTGCTATTCAGGTGACTTACCTGCTGACGCGACGTCCGCATCTTCTTCCTTACGTATTAAAGGATTTTTGATGGCAGGTTATATAGACCCTATGTCATATAAACAAGATTTAACAGAAACCTGGAAAAAACACAATTGTAAAGTAATATAATATATGCAAATTTCGGAATTTCAAAAAGAATTAAAAGAAACAACTCAGCTATCCCATACAGACGCGGAAAATCATCCTATAATGCAAACGTTTATTAAGGGTAATTTTGAGAAAAAAAATCTTCTCAGATTTTTATCTAACGTGAAGTCTTTATATTATGTTGTTGAGCAGAGACTATTACAGCAAAATATTATTTTTAATGAGGATTTACTTAGAACATCCAAGATTGAAAAAGATATCGAGCTATTAAAAAAAGAATTCTCAAAAGATGAACTAAAAGATTTGTTAACCCCTTATGAATGCACAGATTTATGGGTTGCGTGGTGTTGGTCCAAGCCAAGACATATGTTAAAAGCTGATTTATATGTACGTTGGCTAGCAGATTTATATGGTGGTAGAATTATGGCAAAATCAATGGGTGAGTATAAAAATACATGCTCTTTTGACGATCCAGGTAGAACTATTTCTGAAATAAGAGATATTATAGAAAAATGTGAAGACGGGAGCGAGCGAGAAGAAATTATTAACGAATCGGTAGAGTGCTTTAACTACCATATAGATCTATTTGATCAAATCAAAGCTAATGAATAGCCACACAACCATAAAAGATTATTTTGATGAACTATCATCATTATTTAAAGGTTATTTTGATGAACCAGACTCTAAAGTTTTACCTTTCCAGAAAGATACACATTCCTGGTTAAATTACTTTTAT